CTAGGCTCATGTCTGGAATGCTGGCCTCGCCTGTCACCTTCACGTAGTTGGAGCCGACATCAGCACCACTCGATACGCTGTATGTAGCACCCCCATTGTTCTTGGAAGCAGATGCCAGATGGCTAACCTTCTGACCGAGGCAGTAGTAGAACCACCTGCCGTTGTGTATGTTGCACTCAAACGAGCCACCGACGTTGGTGTATCTTCCGGGAACTTGGACTGCGACGTCTCTTCCAAGGCCGACTACATGGTATCTCTTGAGGTCGACTTTGGTCTCTGGTAGAGCGACGGTGCTTACCAGTCCAACGAATTGGTCTGTGAGGACTGCTTCTGCGGACTGGTGGGGGTTGTTGCCATCAGATGACATGGACTTGTCGAATGCTGGTGTGGTGAATGGTAGGATATGCATTCTCCCGCCAGTCTCGGAGTGCACCACATTACTATGTGGTGTCTTGAGGGCAGGCGTGATTGTGAGTTCAGTGACGTCACTTGCTGTGACATCGTGCTTGATGATGGTGTAGGAGCGCCCCTTCACCGAGTAGTTGTCATCAGCGGAGAGCGTGCCTCCAGCAAGCCCTGAGAATATGAGCCTGCTTCCAGTCAACATGCCCTTAGGATAGAGCAGTAGCCCGTTTTTGATTGGAGATGTGCTGCTAGAACCAGCCTCCCCAGTAGAGGATGCGAATGTTATGACGCTGGTGTCCTTGACCAAATCGTGCGTTCCAGCCTTGGCTGAGAACTTGAAATCAGTGCCTCCGAAATTGTGCTCTAACACTAGGCCAGACTCGTGTCCGAACGTGATTTCGGACAAATCTCCACGGTAAACTGTCGATGGCATGGCTTCCTCTCACCTCATGGGATTAGTTCCGCAAAGATAACTACTTCTATCTGGAAGGTCATTCTGAACAATTTTTTGCTTCTATCTGATAAATCCGTCCTCGTTTTATAGACTAATCTATCAAAGTTAACACCATCTCCTTTTCTCTTGAGATGAATGCACCTTCTCAGTTCGTTTTCCATTAGTTTCAATTGCTCACGGCTTCTTGTTGTTCGCATGTCCACCGTGATGTTAATTCTCGTTGTAACAAAGTCATAGAGCAACTCAGGGAGTTCCTCGTTGTGAGCCGTCTCAAAGACCATGATGTAGTCTGTTCTATCCAAATCGAGACGCTTCCCTCTCTCAGGTGTGACGTCAGCGATGTCTATGATTACTGGCTTGAAATTATTGGTGTTGCCTCTGTTCCAATTGTCCTTTAGGACATCGAGAACAACGTCCAAGCCCTCTTTGAAGGTCGCTACCATTGCTTCTTCCTCCTGCTTGCTTTGTCATGTGCCTTCCAATCGATGTCTAGGTTCTTCCCATCGTATCTCAGTTTCTCCTGAGAGAGTATGCTTGACTCGGTTAGCATTCTCTTTTCCACGTTGCTTGGGTTGTCCTCTTGTCCCTTGACTCGCTCGTATTGCTCTGCTGGGCCTTCTACGACGCACTTGTGTAGGTCTTTCTGCAAGTCTTGCGTTTTGAGTTCCTCGCTCATTATTTTCTTGAACTCATCATAGATGATTTTGTTCATCTGCAAGTCTTCAACGCCCTTACTCAAAGGTGACAACCTCCACATATCTTCCGAACATTCTATCGATGTCTGCTCTATACAACTGTATTTTCGCTGCTAAGTCGACATTCTGCGTTCCCTCTGGGATGAGCACGCTTCTATCATCGCTCATCAGCAGGTCGATTGCCACCATCTTGGTGCATATGTCCTCAATGCCCTTGTCCACATATCTCTCGCCATAGATGTATGATGTCTTGATGGCGTTCCACTCAAAGAACGGGTATGAGTTGTTGAAGTAGATGATTCCCATCTCGTGGTCTAGCCACCAGTCTCGTAGCCTGCCTTTGTCACCACTGGAACTGCCACCTTGTAGGTCTATCTGGAACTGGTGTTGAGTGACGGTAGTCCCATTCAAGTCATCTACGGAAGAACCTACAACAGAAGCACAACCAGTGAACGTAGTGGCTGTCTTACCTGTATATCTGATGGCAGTATCACCAACGGACAAGACTCCAGCATCCACGAAAGCAGATGTTGAATCAACTGTCAATACGGTTGTGGTTGCATTGCTGACAACCGCTGTAGCGGTGCTAGTTTGGCTGATGTCTATGTTGCTGTCTGTAGTGACTATGCTACAAGTCTCCCCGCCCTTGGTGTCTCTCATGCTGGTTATCTTGACGATGCCTGTTCCGTAGTCGGAGTTGGCAGTCGCTAGGAACTCATTGTGAACTGCCACATTGGAGGTGTTACCCTCAAGCGTGAAGGCAGGACTGAAATCGACTGCCGTCTTGCTTACCCTGTCTTCCTTGTTGATTAGGTCGGCTAGATTCTGAGCAGATGTGGCCTTATCGAAGTCCGCACGCCAATTCGCACTACTACTGCCGATTGTGAGCACACCTGCGCTTCCATTGCCGGGTGAGAGGACTATAGAGCCGCTCAAATCACGCACATTATCCGGCAGTGTGATACGAGCCTCGGATGAACCAATCTCTCTGTAGTCATCACCTTGCCAGAGTTCCAACCTGAGAATCTGCTGGACGTTGCGGAACAAGAGAGGGCTAGTCCCCACGTAATCCGTGTAGTATCTTCTCCTGTAGGGCTTGTAGGTATCGAAGTTGATATATTCCGCTTGGACTAGGTATGGTCTCCAAGCGTTGTGAGTCTGATTGTCTATCTGGTCTTGCATACGTAGGATGTGATGCTCGACCTTGGCCTTGGTTATACCACGAGTCCTGCCATTCGTGAAGGACGCTTGGTTCTGGACGTAGCCGTTGTCCGCTATCTGGTAATCTGCTGCGGTTAGCGTTGCACCGCTGAATGTGATTTTGACGCTACCTGCTTTGGTGGATGTTCCCTTGCCTATTGCTGTAATCTCTAGGTCTTCCTCTCCCAATGGGTCTGCATCGCTGTATACTCGTATCTTGTCTCCTACTGAGAATCCGATGTTGCGGTAGTCAGAGCCAGTGATGTATACGGCATTTGTATCCGAGTCCTTGCTCATCAATACGGCCTCTTGAGGGCCGATATCTAGCAAGTCAGCGACTTTCTGTGCGGTGGTATAGACTACTGCTGTTGGGTCAAGTGGCCTTGTCTCTCCTTCACCCGGACTGAATATTTGTGGCATTAGAGCCTCGCCTCCTCGTCACGGCTACCTAGGTTGTATTCCATAGGCTTTCCGCACGAGCCGCAATCGGCTCGCCAAAGGAAATGTAGCATTCCACAGTGTGTGCAACGAGTGCCTGAGCCTATGTTGAGAACGTCAGCGACCTCGCTAGTCCTAGCACGTTGCTTCTTGGTGACTCCCTTCAATGGGGCATCTGTGTTTACTTGAACTTCGTATTTGGTGTCTACACGAACGCCTTGCTTTGCTGCTCTGCTGATATCATCAATATCGAGAGTCTGTAATTGAAACTCTGACATTCACAAACACCACCTTCTATCATGCGTAATATGTTAGTATGATATACACGTTGCCGAGTATAATCACTGGTTCTGACGACACTAACGAAGAAGTCGATGCTGCATCGGTAATCGTAGTGTAGGCTGCATTCAATGCTGTCTCTGCTGCACTCTCCGAGGAGAAGTCAGCAGGCGCAACTGGCCCTACTACTGCGAACTTTAGTGTCAGGTTTGCCATCTAAGTCACCGCCCAATCAGCGCTGACCTATTGCCATGAACAAACCACTCTTGTCGTTTGATGCTGCCTTGATGTTTGCTGTAGTATCGCCTATATCGGTTAACCAAGCATGCATCTGAGTATTGTCAGTCCCATTGACCATTATCGCATACACCGAATCTAGGTGGCCACTCAGGTCTAGGACTTCTGCACTAGATGAACCGCTGATAGTGAAACTACCAGTCACCACGTGCATGTTCCCAAAGGTCGTTGGTCTCTCATCAAAAGTTACATTTATTGCCATATTTCATCACTCCTGTTCTGTCTCGTCATCTTCGGCTTCTGCTGCTTCTTCCACTACTGGTTCTTCCACTACGGGTTCTTCCACTACTGGTTCTTCAACTACTGCCTCCTCGACTACTGCTTCCTCCACTGGGGCTGGGTTCAAAACACCTTCGACCATACTCAATAGAGAAGTCTTCGTTTTGTATCCTCCGGGCACGTTTACTCCTTGTGCTATTAGCCAAGTTTGTATTCGTGCTTTCGTCCAGCCAGAGTCGGGGATTCCATCTCCGCCAAGGTCTATGTGAATGCCATCATCGCCTTCCAATAGGAAGTCTGAATCAGGGCTTAGAGTATGTCTCCACTCGTTCAACATAGCCTGCGACATCTCGACTGGACGGCCTCTTTGCCAGTCAGGGTATCCGGGGATTCTACCAGACTTGCTGTAGAACTTCCCCACATAGGTTACGGTAGGCACTTACCCACCTCAGTTATACATGACTAGGACGTTATGCTTCTGGGCTGTTGCTCCAGTTACAGTCACTACCAGACCACTAAAGGCCACTTTGTTGGCTGCTGCTGTTCCGTCTTGCTGTGATGACATAACCATAAGCACGGATGAGATTCCACCTGCTAGTGTTACTGCGGCTGTGCCGCTTGCTGTAGTTACTTCAAGTAGAGCCATCTTTGGTGCTGGGTCGTATCCAGTCGCTCCATCGCTGTTTACTGCGCTGAAAGTTCCGGGGCCGCCACCGGGGTAAGATGTGTCCGCTGCTCCGTCGAGCCACTCTTCGGTGTCATGCGAACCCGCTCGGAGTTCCCATGCACCCAATACTGTTACTGCTGCGCTTCCTGCTGCTGTTGCTGTTAATTCACTTGCCATTTTTCATCATCTCCTGTTATATTCCTACCTAGAGCCTCACTTGAGGTCTCTTACACTCCCCTGTGCTCCGAAGAAAGTAGTCCATATCTCACCCATGGTTCGGTATAGACCCTCTTGGCCCAGTCTGTTGATGGCGAACGGGTCGCCAGTCTCAATACCTGACTCAAAGTATTGGGTCGGTATAGCCGTGCTAAAGTGTAGGTAGTCTGTGTCTAGGTAATACATGCGGCTGATACTGTCGCCAAGCATGTTCTTGGTTGGGATAATCGGGACACCGTTGTAGGTTGCTACGATGAATCCGGCTTCGACACCGGGAACACCCTTCACACCGTTGTAGGTTGGGGTAACCCTCTTCTCTTCCATGAACCTCTGCTGGGACTGTAGCAGTTGCTGAATCCTCATCAGAGTGTCGTATCCAGTTAGGATAACCTTGGGGTTACCACCACGAATCCAGAGTTTCTGGAACATCTCGTCCATGAGGTCGAGTGTCAGAACTCTGTCAGTTGAGGTGTTGCTGACCGCGTTGTTGCTCATCTCAGCGTTCGACCATGAGTTTGCACTCCTGCTGATGCTGTAGATGTCTAGGTCACTGTCAGCGGACAGGTTGTCGTGTCCATTGACTAGACCAGTTGTGGTCGTAGCACTGTTGCTGTATGCTGCTGTAACTCGGTCTAGTGACTCAAAGTTGTTACCAGCAGGTGTGTCAACGTCTGTGCAGAGCATCTTGTTGACCATCTCAGCGTGGTGCTTGCCCATCTCTTCCTTCATTACTGAGCGGATGTCGCCCATTCCGTCATCCTTGTCTGCTAGGAAGATAGCCGTCTCGGACATATCGAACGTGTGTGCGATAGTCTTCGGCTTGGCTGCTACGTGCTGGAAGGTAGGCTTCACAGTCTCTGGTAGGGTTGCGTTCTCTGCAACACCACCGTGTAGCGTTCCACTGTTGGGTCTGTCAGTGATGACTCTCCATCCACTTCTGTCCCAAGGCTTCTTTGGTAGGATACTGAAAGCGTTGAACTCTTGGTTCAGTTGCGACCAGACTTTCCTGCCGTAGATTGCTTGGTATGTTCCACCTGTGGTTGACAGCATTGGGCTGTCAGCCTTGAGTAACTCGCTACCGGAGTAGGAGTATCCCATTGCGTTTCCTGCGCCATAGTAATAGCGCTCCATGTCTGTTACTGTTCTTACGTAATCTCTTGCCATTTTTCATCATCTCCTGTTATTTCTATATCCTCACTCAAAAGTCTTGGATGCCAAGTGATGAACTTCATCCCATGACATTTGCGCCAAATCCTCCGTAGATGGCACTACCACTGATGTGGTGTCGTCTGCTTTTGCGAGTGTTTCGCCAACTTCCGCTGGTGTTCCTATTTCGTCGATTCGGGCGTTTAGAGCCTCGATTGACTTCTGAATCTCTGCTAGAGGTTCGCGTGCGTCAAAGGAAAGAACTTCCTCCTTGTTGACTGCTGCTGCTCTCTCCGATTCGTATCGGCTAGCAAAGGACTTCTCTAGGTCTGCGCGTAGGGCTGCCTCATCTGCTGCTGCCTTGTAGACCTCGTATGCTGCCTCGATGTCTGAGTCAGATAGAGTGGCTGGGTCGATGAAGTCGGACTTCTCGACTTTGCCGCTTCCGGTGGTCTTGCCTATAGCGCCTGTGGATGGCTTGCCGCCTTCCTGTGCTCGGCCTTTGACCTGACCAGTCATCTGAACTGCGTTAGCATCGATTGCCGCTGGGTCAGAGCCTAGGTTTGCTTTCTCTAGGTCATCGAAGTGCTTTCGTGCTGCGTCAGTGTCGACGCCTCCGCTCTTGAGGGTGTCCTCCATCCAGTTGAGGTAGTTGGAGGTGATTACATCCGAGTATTCCTCGGACTTCTCGACGGTCTCCTCAGGTGCTGCCTCAGCAACTTCCTCGGATTTCTCCTTCTTGTCCTCGTCCTTCTCCTTGTCTAGGAAAGCAGGCTTCTCACCCTTCTCCATATCGTCAAGGCGACCCTCTAGGCGCGATAGAACATCGCCTAGTTGTTTCATCATATCGTTATCATTTTCTTCTGCTGTCATTTCGTTCACTTCCGTGTCTTCTTTTAGTATGCTAAATGTTGCTTCGGGATTGATGCCTTTTTCACAAATCGTTATTTCATGGAGTTCCAGTTTGCTAATCTCTTGGTAGTCGCCTCTTTTCGGGTCTGATTTTCTAACCCTCTTGAACGCCTGACCGCCGATACTGAATCCCCTGAGAATGCCTTTTCTAATCTCTGCTGAGACTTCTTTTGCTTTCTCGATGTCGTTTCTGAGTTGCACTACTACAAACATCCCGACATCATCGACTTCGCTTTTCCACAACCTCCCTTCGCTATCAGTATAACTTGGTACCACATCGCCTACTTGTATATTGGAGTGCGCTAGTTGGACGTTTCTGTATGACGGGTTCTCCATGAACTTCCGAAATGCGTCCTTCAATGCCTCCTTTGTTATTACGTCGCCTTGCTTGTCTACAACTTCCACGCTTGCGTAGCCAGCGACAATGAGGTCATTTCCGCCCTTGAGGACGGAGATGGGGTCATCGCCACTTCTGAATAGTTGTCTACTACCGAGCACACTAACAGCAGGGACGTTATGCTTTACTACTTCAATGCTCCGGGACTATTCCTCAAGGCTTCTTTCCTCTAAATCGATGGACTGCGCGGCTGTTTTCCGCTTTTTCTTATCTCGGCCCGGATAATCCTCTGCTTTCTCCGAGTCCTCAGTAGGGCGGTCTTTCATGTCCCAATCCGGCAAGGATTGCTCCGCTACGAGTTTGGTTGGGCCTCTCGGACTCTCCACTCCGCCACCCACATCTATACCGAGACCTCGGCCTGCCATGTTGCTGTGTCCCTTCTCCAATCTCTCCAATGCCCTCTCTATCAGAGCCACGGTCTTGTAGAGTTCCCTAGGTTTGAGTATCAGATTCCTGTCCTTCTTCGGTTTGAGGATGCCAGCGCTCTCGTCCTCTATCCTCTCCTCGTCTATCTCAGGCTCTATTTCCGTCTCTTCCTTGTGTAGGAACGCAAAGCCCTTCCTCCAGTATGGCTCAAGGCTCTTCGCCAGTCGTATGGAGTAATCAGAGTTGGTTATCTGCCCTATTGCGGCCATTGGGGATGTAGGCTCGCCATCGATGATGTCGTATTTCACGATGTCCTCAGGCAATCGTATGATGAAGCGACTATCATCAATCTCCATTGTGAACGGTATGTGGTAGTCTATCTCTGCTTTTGCGAGCATTACCCACTTGGGATGCTTCTCCTCTCCCTTCATGTAGGTCGACTTCGCGTCTCTAAGGAGTATCATGTCAGATTCCTTGCTCAGTTCCTTCACCGCATCAGGTAGGCCAACCTCGTCTGTCACTCTGATGTCCGATGGGCTTGGAATGTGAACTGGGTCGTAACTATCGAACTGTCCTCTTAGTATCTTGAGGCGCTCTCTCGTCGTGAGTTCGGTTATCTCATCATCGTCATAGAGCAATATGTCATTGACGTAGAAGTAACCATCACACAGGACTCCATCCACAACGTAGTCCTTCTTGCATATGGACTTGAATGCGGAGCGCATCTCATCTCCAGTCGATTGCCTCTCGCCTTTCTCATTCAGTATGGTGATTCGATTCCCCTTCTTCTTTACCTTGCATCTGACTCCCTCGTGATGCGCGGATACAACCCACTCTCCTGTAAATCCACGGAGTTGGCTCAAATCGTCCAAATCGAATATCCTGTGCAGGGGTTCTATCAGAGGGACTTCCTTTGGTAGTTCGGCCTTTCCTATTCTCAACCAGCCCTGTCCTTGCTCCGGGTCTTCGTATGATGGTTGACCCGAAGCATCCAATGAGGTGAGCGCCGATGTCTGCGGAAGGGGGTTGCTGTTGTCATACACAGACTGTATGTGCTCTGGCTGATGCGTATCTAACAGAGCCTGAGAGACCATGCTTCTAGGCATGGTGTTGTAGTGGGCCATCTGCGGATACTGACCGTATACTGGTTGTCCTTTGTTGTCGAACTCTATCCCGAACTCCCCAGTCATCGGGTATCCCCAATCCAAAGCCCCTCCGTTCATCACGTCCATTGCTGCCAATCCGTCTCTGCTGTGCAGTGGTTTGATTGGTGCGGTCTTGAAGCCAAGCGTGTTGGTCGTCGATGTGGGCATTCGCGCTCTCAGTTCCTCTGGTTGTATAGCAGTGTCGAATGACAGAATCTGACTGGCTATGTCCATGACTCTGCCATGTCTATCTTCTATTGACTTCGGTTTTGCGGGATGTAGGAGAGTCCTACCATCCTGAGAGTCGAATCCGGGGTTGGCTGCCTTCTTGCTTCTTTTCGCAACAGGGGGTCTATGTAGTGATAGACCATAGGTGGAGAGTTTGTTTGGGCTACCATGGACATACTTACCCATCCAGTTGATTGCGCCGTGCCCATCTAACCTCGTGTGGAAATTGCCTTTCTTCTCCTCGTATTCCTTGTTAGGGCGATTTCTCGCTTTGTCTCTCGCTGGCCCCCAAGTCTTCTTGTCGTTCTCCAAGTCCAAACTCAACTTCCCATGTATATCGTCTTGCCCGATGAGGGAACTGAACATGTCTGGGTTATCCGAGTTCCATGGTATACCAAGCCCAGCCAGTTTTCCAACTGATAGAGCGACCACATCACCAGCCAATCCATCCATCCAATTTTGTGTATATTCCCTATGCGCACCACGAGCGTCGTCCGGCAATCCCAGAATCGCCATTGCCCTCTTGACTTCTGTGTTAGGCCCGATTGTGTGTGCCTCTCTGAACTCAGGGTTCGCATTCATCAATGTCGCTAGATTGTAGTGAGCGTCTGAGGACACTTCTTCCTCCACGCCCTTGTCTATGTGGTAACCCTCCGACCTAAGTTCGTGAGAACCATCTAGGTGCAATCCCCTCTGTGCAGCGCTCAACCCCACATGCAAGTTGGTGAGAGCCATGGGGTTCTCAGGATGGAATGCCGCTGGGTTGGCTTTCTCTATGATGGGTCTGAGTTTGGTCTTGAAGTAATCCACTATCGCTCTCTCGTCTCCAGACTTTACACCGTGTATCTTCTCATACTGCCCCATTCCCCTGAATCCTCGTATGGATTCTTCGGACGATTGCCTGCTTTCTTGAGTCATTTGCTCTATAGTGGCCTCTATCTTCTTTCTTTCCTCGTCAGTCTCAGCCATGTCGAGCAAGTCGTATTGGTCTTGCAGTTCTTGCTCAAACCCGAAGATGTCTCTGCCTTTCTCGTCTTGTTGCGCCCACATCTCGTCTTTTGGCTTCCTGACGTTGGGCATCTCTGACATCAGACCATCGTAGTCTATCGATTCGGGAATGATTTGCATACCTCTATCTAGGAACTGCTTGTAACTATGGGGTCGCTCTTGAGGTGAGTTAGGGGGATTTAATCTTCCATTCAACAGTCCCATCTTCCAAGAGTGGGCTGCATTCCTCTTGACGGAAGTGTCTCCTCTAGTCACAGCCCTTGGGTCTTTGCTGATTACACCATAGTTCGTTCTGGTATACTGATTGTCGAACATGAATCCAGCGCCTCCGAAGTCGAATGCGGTCTTGTCGTTGATTGTGAGTCCCTTGGGTGTCCCTCTTCTCAACATCCTACTGACTTCCGGGCTTCTTGAGAAATTATGCATGTCACTGGCGTTCTTGACGTTCCTGCCCTTGGTTCTCTGACCGACGTTCGCCATAGTCGTATCAGTCTTGGCTGCAACTCCTTGTGCGGTGCTATGTGCCCTTACTCCTGTTGGTAGGAAATGAGGAAGCATTTGCGAAGTCAAACCAATGGTATTGGTGGACGAGTCTATGCTCCCATCCTTGTTCTTAGTGCCCAGTATGGAATTGATGGCACCGAGATTCCTCTTTACCTTCTTCTCGCCACCTTGTCCATCTGGTATATTCATTATATCCCAGTTGTCATCGACACCCAGATGGTCGTGTAGTATCTCGTTGTGAGTTGTCTTCTGCTTTCCAAGCCCGCCTCTGTGTGTGAAGGGCGCGGCGAAGGGATATTGCAATCCTCTTCTTTTGCCTCCTATGTCGTAGTAGTGAGATTTCTCCTCCTCGCTTATGTCATCGTCATGTGGAGTTGCGATACCTGTTCTATGGGCTATGAGCGCATTGCGTATTGGGTTTGAATCGGTGACCATCGAGTTGCTGTGTTCGACGTTCTTCATCACTGCCCGCATTATGTCCTTTGGTAGGAGGGGTTCTTTGCGATTCTTGAATACGGATGATGGCCCTAGATACTTGTAGTCCTTGTCATATCCAACGAGGTTCATCATCGCATCTGGATTTAGCATGACATCGGTGTTCTTTCCGATTTTGCTTTTCAGGGCTTCTTTCAGGTTTGCTCCTGCGTTCAACTTTGATTCTATATCGCTGATATCCCTAGCATCGAACGGGAAGAGGCTCTTGTTTTGCTCCTTCTCTGAGTCTGAGTCTGTATTAGCACCATAATGCAGCAGATGGTCGTCCTCGTATAGAGACTCTATTGCCTCTTTCAATTCGTCATAGGCAGTGTTATCGAACATCTGCTTCCTGTTATCGTTATCGTCGTATTCGTATGGTTCTCCTTCGTATACCATTCCGTCCTTGAGATAAGTCTGCTTGAGCGCTCGTGAGGATATTCCCTCTTGTCCGCTTATCTTGGTCTCGTCTCCTGATTCTATATTTGCATATCCGTTAGGGCCGGGATGTATGGTCGAGCGGGAGAACCAATCATCCTCTACTCCGTTCCTGTGCATGAAGTTCTTTTTGATGCGGGACATGAACACCCTCTGACCATCTGGTAGTTGCACGCTCTGGTGTTCGGGGTCATCAGTTCCATATGCGTGTATGTGATTGACTACTGCGCTCCTCTCCTCAGGATTGAGGAACTCCAATCCGTAGTTATAGGTCTCCCAGCCCATGCCGTGTCCGTGATTTGTAGTTATCTCATTGCGCTTGATTAGGTCTGACCTAGCCTCATCCTCGTCTGATAGATGCGGGTTGTCCATCAGATGATTCATTATTTCCGATTTGGATGGTGGCTTGGCATTGAGGTTGGTAGTGACTTGCATTATGTCGTGAGAGTCTAGTTTCCTCATTCTCTCATCGAAGTGCATCCTTTCTAGGTCTATACCTTCCTTCTCCAGTTCAGCCGCCTTCTTGTGACCGAGTTCATCTGCTACCCACCTCTTGTAGTCACGTAGTCTCATGGAGTGCTGGTGCTTGGTATCACTCTCGTGTCCATCGTCACCTCCACCTATGAACGAGTAATTGGCATCTCCGAATCCCTTGGAAGCGCCCTTGTATACGCCATGCGTTTGGTCTCTCTCCTTCTCCGACCAATATTTCTTGTGAGCGTCCTCTATTGCCATGGACTGCTCTGCTAGGGATTCTCCGCCTTTTTCATCGAAGTAGAAGTTCCTTAGGACGTTCTCCCATTCGGGTAAGCCCGTATCAGACCTTCTTCTCCTGATTGGGTGGTGCATCTCGCTGAATGGGTCTACGTTCTTGTAGTGGTTGGCTTCCAAGAAATCGGTATTGTTACCATCGTGAATTAGAGAGTGTCCCATTACATTGGGCCAAAGAGCATGCTTTATCTCAGCGGGTATCACGTTCTTCTCAAGATACTCCTCTACGCTTTCCCCATCCTTTCTAGGTCTGTATAGAGCATGACCGTGCTTGTCATTGTCCTCCTTGGTGAAGTGTCTCTTGACCCTGTTTCTCCAAGGGTGGTCTCCTCCGCCTTCCATTATCATGGCAGTTCGATAGTCAGCGAACGGATTGCCTCCCTGCACGCCCTCTCCGAATGATTGAGGGGATTCCTCCTTGAGTAGGAACTGGCTGTATGATAGGCAAATCAAGTCATCATGTGACAAATCGTATTCTATACCATGATTGTGGAGATTGATTGTTGACAGCAGGAAGTCGCCTGCTTCCTGTCTTGCGTCAGAACCTATGACTATCGCTTTCAGTAGTTCGTTACGGTGTCGCAAGTAAACATCCACACCATCTTCTCGCATACCATCACCGTTCATCCCCTAGTTGGCTCCATGCCGAGATTATACCGCTTGTAGTAAGGGCACTCGACGAGAGGCAACTGGGGAACTTCTTTGCAACTCTCGTGGATTGATGCTCCGCACATCTTACACGGAGCCATATCTGCGACGGCTTTCTTGACTACGCCAATCTTGTTCACTATTATCCCTCGACTAGCCTATCTACGGTGTCGTCGTGGGTGTTTTTCATCGGTAGCGAATCGAGATTTACGCCTTCGGACTTTGCACCCTTGTTGGCGACATCCTCGGAATCTAGGAGACTTTGGTTGGTATTGTAGAACGCATTGTAAGTCTGGCCGCCAGTCTCAATGTGGAAGGTCGATACGTCTGGAGTAGTTCCGAAAGACTGAGCCTTGTGGTGCTCTCCCTTCTCTATCTTGGCTTTCTCGATAGCATCGATTCTCTTCTCGACTGCGTGTGCTTTCCTTAGTAGTTCATATGCCTCACTGGAGGCTGCTTCGTATCTTGGCTTCATCTAATACATCTCCTTTACTTCTCTGTGTTGGTCTGCCATCTCGTGAATCTCATCCCAACTCATCTCGTGAATCTCAGTGTTGCTGAACTTATCTGGGTCAGACCTGCTGCCACCTTCCTGCTTCTGTATGGTTTGCACGTCTGCTCTGAATGCGTCTACTTCGACATCCTCCGAATAGGGCGTCGAGTATGGGACGAAGCCTGCTTTCCTCAGGATGTTCTGTGGATTCTCCATCATTCTCTTGAGTGATGCGTTCTCTGCTTTGAGAATCTGAACCTCATTGTCCATGCTCTCCATTTTGGAGATTAGAGTGTTCATTAGTTTCTCAGGCCCGTCTTCCATGGTATCGCCTCAGACTTTTCTTCCGAATGTGCCACGAGCCTTTCTCATACCGGGGTTGGTTCTGCTAGGAATGACTGTTCCGGGCAGTTGTCTGTCTCTCATAGATGGGTCGAAGTTTGAGCCGCTCTCGTTGAACTTGAGAACAGGGGACTGCTGTTGCCATCCGTTATCTGGAGTGACTACCTCAGTGTCTTCTTTCTTGATGTAATGCAGGTCTTCTTCTAGGGTAGAAGCATACTTCATTATCTCAACTAGATGCTCTCGTGCGCTATCTGCGTCTCCGTCTTCGATAGCCTTGTTCAGAGCCTCATTATGGGCGTTCATTTTCCTCGCCATTGGATGCATTTTGATTAAGTCCATGGTAATCGCTGCCTATCGGGAGTATGCCTTGCTTCTTTAATCATGCGCCTCTAAAGCGCCTTGCGTTCATCAATGCACGACTATTATCCTGTGCTTGAGAGTTTGGTGGCCCACGTTGTTGAACCGATGATGTCGGAGAACCTATACCAAAGGAACTGCGCCTTTCTGGAGCGGCTGGGCCTCTTGGTGTTCGTATGCCTTGACCTTCACCTCCGGGTTGCGATGGAGGGAGTAAGCCGGGTGGGGCTGCGCCCATCTGGGCAGCCATCGGCCCTCCGCTTCCGGGAGACATACCGGGCGGAGGAGTCATTCCCGGCGGCATTGGGGGTGCACCGTCTTGTTGGGGGTTCATTTGGCGATAGGTGAATCGTATGTCCCTATCACCCTCCTCCATGAGTTCTGGCTTGTATCCGAGCATCATCATCCTCTGTGCGAGGTTGACTTCCATCTCGTCTCTGCGTAATCTGGTTATCTCATCCTCTTCCTCGTTCGGATAGAGAGTAATCTTCCAATCGCTGACTTCCATTTGCCTGAGCATTCTGGGGAATAGGACTTGGGTGTATACCTTCTGTCCGAACTCCACTGCTCTATTGGTGACTAGTATCTGCATACCCTCGTTATTCAGACCGCCTGATTTGCCGCTGTCAATCATAAATATGCTACTGACGCCGTAGAATGCCGCTATTCTGTTCCTCATCTCGTCTCTGACTGGGATATACTGCATTTCCTCAAGGGTATCCATGAACTTGACCCAGTTCACACCCCCTCTTCCAGTGGAACTCTCTATACCCACTTTCGGGATGTAATGCGGGTCGCGCTCCATCTTCTCGTCGACTGACTTCCAAAACGACTTCATGGATTCCAAGTTGTCTGTGGTGACGGATATGATTCCCTTGGGCGAGCGTCTCTTCTGGTATGCTGTATACATGTAGTTGTCCATGGCCGTCAGAGTCATGGCCTGTCTCCACATTGTGTTGACTGGACTCTTACCATAGAGTTTCGATGGGTTGTATTTGCTTATGTGTATCACTTCGCCATCGAGATAGTATTGCGTCTTGCCGCTGCCTGCCATGTTAGCGTAGTGAGCCTCTTGCATGTTATTGCCGCAGACCTCGCAAGTGTCATCTTGACCGGGATAGGATACTTGGTCTCGATGTAATGGGCATACCTTGTATCTACCACCACGCACACCGCGCTTGTCCGATATTATGCGCATGAATATGGGGTCTCCGCGAATAACCTCCTTCACTCTGTAGAACTTGATGTCCGAGGTCTCAGGGTCTACGAAGTATTCCTTGACCAAGATTAGGAATGCGTCATCAACCACATTCAGGTCTCTCTCAATCTCGTTGATTACATGAAGGAAGTT